CTGCCCATCTTGTGGAGTAGAATTTTAATATGCAAAAACACACAAAACTATACCTTGATTACTTCGGATATGATACCGGCTCATTCATACCTTGTGAAGTATGTGGCACAAAGGCTACTGATATTCACCATATTGATTGTAGGGGTATGGGTGGCACGAAAAAGGAAGATACCATAGAAAATCTCCAGGCTTTATGCAGAATTTGCCACATTCGCTACGGAGATAAAAAGAATTATAAGGACTTCTTAAAAGAAACACATAAAAAAGTAATAGAATATCATAAATAACTATGAGATTAATTTTATATAATATTCAAATTTTTTCAGCTTGGTTCAATTTTATTTTCTTGGGTAAAAAAGTATCAAAAGAAACGATTGAGATGATTGAAGATAATTACCGTGCTACTAAAAGAGAAAAGAAATTGCTTGAAAGAATTAAAAATAAACAACTATGGAACAAACACCAGTAGAATTCTTACAATCATTTATGGAGCAAAATAGATACTTCATAGGTAATGATTTACTAATAGCATTTATAAAGGCTCAACAAATACACGAGCACCAAGTTAAAACTGCCTACATTGAGAGTAATAGCTACCAATCAGCAGAGCAATACTTTAACGAAAAGTTTAATAGATAATTTAGAAATAAATAAGAGAAATGGCTAACGAACAGAATTTAAGACCGGCTAAAAAGGGAGAGGTAAGAAATCCTAATGGCAGACCAAGAAAGTTTGTATCGGCTTTAAAAGAGCAAGGGTACAAAATGAGCGAGGTAAACGATGCTATCCAGGTGCTTATGTCTATGACTCTTGAAGAGTTAGCAGATACCTTTAAAAATCCAAATGCAACGATATTGGAAAAGACAGTCGCAAATGCTTTAAAGAAATCACTTGAGAAAGGGAGCTTATATTCTTTAGATACTTTGATGAGTAGGGTATATGGCAAACCTAAAGAAACTGTAAGCCAAGAGGTAACTATTAATACTGTAAATGTTAAGGTTGTAGAAAGTGCAGTACCTTTAGCAAGTAGCGAGAACGAAATTAAATAATATGGACACGAAACAACGAGTTATTAAAGATGATATAGACAAAGTTAATACCTATCTAAACGAGGGTTGGTATATTGTCAGCATTCACACAACAAACACTACAACCATATTCTTACTTGAAAAGGACTTGACCTTAAAATAATGTTCACTACCGGAGTACTTTACAAAGCTAATTTAGATGCTAAAGAGGATATTGTAGTTAATCAAGGGGGTACTTCCTCTGGTAAAACTTACTCTATTCTCCAGGTGCTATTTACATTTGCAGTAAGTCAGCCTAATTTGGTTATAACTGTAGCCGGTCAAGATATACCCAACTTAAAAGCCGGAGCGTTAAGAGATGCCATCACTATTTGGAGCTCAAGTGAGGAATTAAAGCAATTAGTCAAGGAATATAACAAGTCGGATAGGATATTTACCTTTCAATCTGGAAGTATAATAGAGTTTAAAAGCTATGATGATGCTCAAGATGCCAAGAATGGTAAAAGGGATTACTTATTTATTAATGAGGCAAATGGGGTGCGTTATGATGTATTTAATGAGCTTTATATGCGTACTAAAGTGAAAACATATATTGACTACAATCCAAATGAGGCTTTCTGGGTACACGAGAAGTTATTAGGACAACCAAATGTTAAGCTAATTATATCCGATTATAGGCATAATCCATTTATAGACAAGAAGTTAGTTGAGAAAATTGAAAATCTAAAGGAAGTAGACCTTGAATTATGGAAAGTATATGCACGAGGAATGACCGGCAAGATTGAGGGTTTAGTGTTTAGAAACTATACAAGATGCAGCGAAATACCAATAGATGCAGCTTTAGTCGGTTATGGCTTGGACTTTGGGTTTACAAATGATCCAAGTGCGTGTGTTGGAGTATGGAGGTATAATGGGGAGCTTTATATTAAGGAGTTTGTCTATGAAAGGCAATTGACTAATCCAATGTTAGCTGATAAGTTAAAAGAACAAGGCATTACTTCGGTAATAGCAGATAGCTCCGAGCCTAAATCTATTCAAGAGTTATTTAATTGTGGTATCAATGCAAGTGGAGTTAAGAAAGGAGCTGACTCGGTAAGAGCTGGTTTAAACTTACTCAAAGGCTATAAAATGAATATTACAAACGATAGTACTAATCTATTAAGAGAGTTAGCAAGTTACAAGTGGAAGCAAAAGAATGGCGAAATGCTGAATGAAGTTATAGGAATGAATGACCATGGTATTGATGCTTTAAGATATGTGGCACTTACTTACCTACAAGGTGGGTTTGGGCAATACTCTTTTTCGTAAGGTACTTTCTATTTTTTACCTATTTAAAATAAACTACAACAATTAATTTATGAGCAAATCTTGGCAAGATGTGAGCGTGTACCAATTCCAACAATTGGAACAACTTAAAACAGATGACAACTTTGAAGCTATCGTTAAGGTAGTAGCAATTCTATACAACTTGACTGAAAAGCAAGTAGATGCTATGCCTATGAATGAATTTAACAAGAAGTGCAAGGAGATTGAATTTATCTACAAAGAGCAACTACCGAGCAAAACTTGTAAGTATATCAAAGCAAATGGCAATGTTTATCGTTTTATTCCAGATATAAGAGAGATAAGAGTAGGTGGAACTGGTAGATATATAACAACTAAATACTTCCAAAGGGATGTAGTACAGAACTTGCATAGAATTGCAGCTTCAATGGTAATGCCACAAAAGAAAAGCTGGTTTGGGTATAGAGATTTGAAATATCAAGACCAAGACCACGATATATATGCAGATGATTTGTTGAGTGCATCAATCGTAGAGGTTTACGGAATGGTGGTTTTTTTTTGCAAAGTATATCTAAATTGGATGGACAATTCAAAGGATTATTTGGAGAGCCTATTGAAAGCAGCGAAGATGAGCCAATCCGAGTCCGAGAAAGTGGTAAACGATTTATGGACACTTATGGCTGGATCTATCAAGCAGCAATTGTTGCCGAACACGAAAGAGTAAAGTTAGATGAGGTATACGATATGCCGGTACTTCAATTCTTAAATGATTTAGCATATTTGAAAGCGAAACAAGATTACGAGCAACAACAGATTAAAAACTTAAAATGAGTATAGCATCTTCACAAAAAGCAAATTTGCAATCACTATCTTCCTTTGGGAGTAGTAGAGCAGATTTTGTTGAAACTGGTAAGATGGCTGAAGTTGAGAAGTTATTAGCTGAATATGCTGGTAAGTTTATAAGTGCAGCTCAAAGAAATTTGAGGTCAAAGCAGAAGATTGATACCGGCGCTTTAATGGATGTGCAGTTTGAAGTCAGCTATATGGGTAAGTCATTTGTGCTTACTCTTGGTTATGAAGCTGGAAGTAAAGCTGCAGAATATTGGGATTTTGTCAATCAAGGTGTTGCTGGAGTCGGCAAAACGTTAAGTGGAAGTCCTTATAAATTCAAAACTAAAGGAGCATCTAAAAAAATGATAGATGCAATGCAAGGTTGGATTACAAGGCACAATATAAGACCAAGCGACAAGTACACAATATCTGGTTTAGAAAAGAAAAGAAAATCAATAAGGAGTACAGTAAGCCAAACAACCAAGTTAAGAAGTTTAGCTACTGCATTTGCAAGAAGTATAAAAAAGAAAGGTATTCAACCAACAAACTATTTTGACAATGCTTTAAAACTATTTAATTCGGCAGAGTTCCAAAAGGACTTGTCGGAAGCAGTAGGTTTTGAAGTACAAGTAGCAATTAAAAATTCATGGGAAAATAATAAATAATGAGTTTAGCAATTTTACAAGGCAATTATGCCATAAATCAAATGAGGTCTTTATATAGACCAATCATTCATGCATTTGGAGACAATCAAGCAGTACCATTGCCAACTCCACCGGCGGTATATACTTATAATCGTTTTATCTTTGATGTTTATATCAACGGAGTTATGGTTTTAAGAGAATATAAGGCTGTAACATTTAGCTCAACTGTTTATGCTTATTTAGATGTTGCTCCAATTATAAGGAATTATATAGAAGCAAATAAAAGCTCTATTTACTTACCTTATATCCAATATCAAGTTAAATACGGAACGGAGGACTCAACCGGAGTAATTACTACCAATGTAGCTACCGAAACAAGTTATGCTTGGTATGGTTACCCATCATTTTTAAAAGATGACTTAAGAGCTGATTTAGGTGGCACTTATTACGATGCTATGTATCTTTCTACAAACAGAAGCAGAATACTCCAATTGTATGGTAATTATCAAACTTATATACCTATTTACAAATCTCAATTATATTCTACCGATATAGTTGAATGGAATTATGATGGCTCAAGTTATTCAAGAGCTGGATCAACTGGAGTGGGTGTTTATAATTTGTCAATTACTGGAGCTGATTTAAACTTGGGGTTAGATGTGCATTTATTAGAGCAATTTGCAATAAGTGGAGATAACATAGAAAATATGCCTAACTATACAGTTGAGATACAAACTAACTGCACAAAGAATAATCCGGTTATGCTTCACTTCCTTAACGCAATGGGTGGTTTTGAGAGCTTCTTATTCTCTGGGGTTAATCGTGTAAATACAAACATAGAAAGACAATCTATAAATAAATTGGGTTTAATTACAACACTTACTTCAAGTGGATTAGATAGAGATGTAAGTTTAGATAGGGTAGCAAGTGGATATTTAGGCGAGGTTAAAACTAACTATTCCAACACAATGACTCATAAAGTTAAATTAGTAAGCGACTATGTTAGCGAAACTGATTTCTTATGGTTAAGAGAATTATTAGCTTCTCCTCAAGTATTTGCTCAAATAGACAATAATGCTTTAATGATACCGGTTACAATAGAAACAAGCGACTGGGCAGAAAAGAAAAGAGGGGCAGATAAGATATTCAATTTAGAGATAGACATTCTATTAGGCACACAATCCACACAATTACGATAATGAGAACACAAATATTTGTAGAGGGTTTTGAATTAGATTTAACAGAAGATATAGCTTGTGAGATTAGCTATGTTATTGATGATGTTAAGGACTTTGGGAGTAAGAATACCAGCTATTCAAAGACAATAGTAATACAAGGCAGCCAAAAGAATAACAAGATATTCAATCATATCTCCGAGCTTGGAAGATTTTTAGCAATTGAAAATGTAAACACTCAAGCACCTAACGTAAACGAGAACTACACTGCAGCAGTTGGAAGCAATTGCATAATATTAGTAGACAATATCCAAATCTTTAAGGGTAAATTAAGGGTTATGGAAGTTGTTAAGTATGCTAATCATGTAGAGTACGAATGTGCTGTATTTGGCGAATTAGGTGGGTTTTATTATGAGTTAAGTAAAGGAGTTACTGATGAGGTATCAAATACTAATTCTGGAACTAAATTACTTGAGCAATTATACCTAACTGATTTAGACCATGTTTACAATTATGCAAATATGACTGCTTCTTGGGCTAATAGGAATACAAATCCAGGTGTTGGGTATTTCTATCCATTGATTGATTATGGGAAGGTAGCTGAAACTGCAACAAGAAAGCATTTTTACGAACAAGCATTAAGACCAGCTATTTATGTAAGGGAATATATACAAAGAATATTTAATTTAAGTGGCTATACATATGATTGTGCTTTCTTTGATACTGCTTTTTTCAAGAGATTGATAGTACCTAATAACGATGATAGATTAAAAATACTTACATCTAATTTATTAAACTTAAATACAACTTATACATTTAATTTTTCTCCTTTTTCAAATCCTTACACATTACTTTGGTATTCTGGATCATTTAGGGACTTTGCAAGTATAGGAAGTGGACAATACCAATACACTGGAGCAGCAACAGTAAATAATACTAAATTTACAGTATATCTTAATTTAGCAGTAAATGCTGGTGGTTACTTTTCAGTCCAGTTATGGAAGAATGGTGCATTTTTACAAGTATTAGATAATTTTGATACAAATACTCCAGGTGGTACTCAAGGATTTAGTGTAAACTATTCAAAATTCTTAACTACAAATATAAATCTTGTAACAAACGATATTTATAAAATAGTTTTAGATTATACTCCATATCCTGGAGCTTCATTGGTAAAAATAACTTCTACCGGCTCTGCATGGTTTATTGACACTCCAGTTAAGGTGGCAACTCAAGCAGTAATAGGAGACACTTTACAAATGAGCTATTGTGTTCCTAAAAACATTAAAATAACGGACTTCTTTACTTCAATCCTTAAAATGTTTAATCTTTATGTGGTTGAAGATAAGAATATAGCTAAAAAGCTGATAATCACACCATATATAGATTTCTACTTAAATGAGAATTTAGATTGGAGTGATAAACTTGATAGAAGTCAAGAGATTAGGTTAAAACCTATGGGCGAATTGAATGCAAGGGTATTTAACTTTAAATATAAGCAAGATGATGCTTATTATAATAAAACCTACAAAGAGAAGTATAACGAAGGTTATATGGACTTCAGCTATGATAGCGAATATGAGTATGCTAAAGACAAAGATGATTTAGAGGTTATATTTGCATCTACTGTTAATTATGCTCCTAATGGTCAAGATAAAATAGTTCCGGCTTTATACAAAGAAGGTAATTTTGCAGATGAGAGTATTACTTCAAGCAATATCCGTATTCTACAAACCAAAATGCTAACTGTAGCTAACTGGGATATAAAAAATAGCTCTGGAGGTAATATTCAAACTAACATAACTCAATTTCCTTATTCTGGGATGTGGGAGCATCCGACTGTTCCAGATAATGGGACTTACTTCCAATCATTAGGTTGGGCATCTCCAAAAGAGATTTACTACACGATTACCGGCACAACAGTTAATTATGGGTTATTCAATTCATTCTGGAGTCAGTACTTTGCAGAGATAACAGATCCTAATAGCACAATCTTAACTGCTCAATTCCATTTAACAAGTATGGATATAAGAACATTAGATTTTGCAAAAAACATACTTATAGATGGAACTATGTGGAGAATAAACAAAATAGATGGTTATGATCCATTAAGCGAGAAACCTACGAAAGTAGAATTATTAAAAGTAATAGACACAATTTATTAAAATGGCAGATAATATAGTAGGCACAAAGGTAGTAATTGACTCTTCTCAAGCAGTTGAGTCAGTTAGTAGCATTAAGAAGCAGTTAAGAGATGCAACCAACGATTTGGTTGTAATGGCTGATAAATTTGGACAAAATTCACAAGAAGCAGTAACTGCAGCTAAACGAGTAGCCGAATTAAGAGATAGAATTGGAGATGCCAAAAGTATGGCAGATGCTTTTAATCCGGATGCTAAATTTAAAGCAGTATCTCAATCAGTTCAAGGTATAGCTGGAGCATTTGCAGCAGTTCAAGGTGCAATGGCTTCTTTTGGTGTTGAAAGCGAAGATTTACAAAAGTCATTATTAAAAGTACAAGGTGCATTAGCTTTAAGTGAAGGTTTAAATACCTTTTTAGATACCGGCATTCAAGGATTTAGAAATCTTAAAACAGTAGCAATAGATGCTTTTCAAGGTATTAAAGCTGCGATTGGTAGTACTGGTATAGGTTTATTGGTTGTTGCATTAGGTACTATTGTGGCTTATTGGGAAGATATTAAAAGAGCAGTAAGTGGTGTAAGTGAAGAGCAAGAAAAGTTAGCAAGTAATGCAACTAAATTAGCAGAGGCAGAAAAAGAAAAACTTGATGCTTTAAGCAGCCAAGATAATATATTAAAATTACAAGGCAAGTCGGAAGAGGATATTTTAAAACTTAAAATAAAACAAACCGACCAAGTAATTAAATCTTTACAAGCTCAATTAAATGGGCAAATAGCTTTAGAGAATGCTCAAATCAAAGCAGCAAGTAAAAATAAAGAGATTTTAGAGGGTGTTTTAAGATGGTTATTCTTACCATTGTCTGCTATATTAAAAGCAGTTGATAGTGTTGGTAGTGCTTTAGGTAAAGATTTCGGACTTGAAAAAGGTTTATTTGGTGGTTTATCTAAATTATTATTTGATCCAGAAGGAATTAAAAAAGATGGAGATAAGGCAAATAAAGAATTACAAAAGCAAATATTAGCATTACAAAATACTCGTGCTGGGTATGAATTATCATTAAAGAAATCTGCTACCGGTGGCAAAACTACTACTGAAGGTGGTGGCAAGATTGATAAAATAGACCTTGAAACAATTGAGGGTAAGCAAATTAATGCTATTGAAAGATTAGGTTTAGCATATAAAACTCTTGATGCAGTTAGGGCAGAAAGTACCTTGAAAAACCAAGATACAACTGCTATGAATATCAAATTAGCTCAAGATGAAGCTAATGCAAGAAAAGCAGCATACGGAGAAATAGGCGAGGCTTTAGGAATATTGGCTAATGCAGCAGACCAAGGTAGTGATTTACAAAAAGGTTTAGCTTTAGCACAAATTGCTATTGACACTGGGTTATCAATTTCAAATTTAACTGCGACATCTTCTGCACCTACTCCAGATAACTTGGCTACCGGTGGTTTAAGTGGTTTCGCTAAATATGCAGTTGGTATAGCTAAAATACTTGCGAATATGGCTGCTGCAAGAAATATTATTAAAGGAGCAAATGCAAATAGCTCCGGTGGTGGTAATCCGACTCAAAGTGGAATGACTGCACCAGTAACTCCGGCATCTCAAATACAACAAACTGTAACAACTTTAAATCAAGGCACAATTAATGCACTCGGAAACCAAGCTATAAAAGCATACGTTTTAGAGAGCGATGTAACAAATTCACAAAATAGAGTGACAAGAATACTTAATTCAAGTCGCTTTAAATAACATTTAAACTATTTATTAATATGAAATATGACTCAAACATTCCATTCTATTACTTGGACATATCAGCCGACTTCAACGATGACAGTGAGGTGGACTTCATCGCACTCGTTGATAAACCTGCAATTCAAAAGAATTTCTTAAAGTTTGCTGACTCATTTAGCGACTATCCGGAGAGTGTAAAGAATACTGCTCAAAAGGCTTTAGATTGGGCAGAGGAAAATGGTTGGGGTACTTGTGGAACTCCGGTAGGTAAAACAAGAGCTAATCAATTAGCAAGTGGAGAGCCAATCAGTTTAGATACTATCCAAAGAATGTACTCATACTTAAGCAGACACAAAGTAGATTTAGAAAGCTCTAAAAGCTATGAAGATGGTTGTGGCAAATTAATGTACGATGCTTGGGGTGGAGAAGCTGCTTTAACTTGGGCAGAAAATAAGCTAACAAGCATTCAAAAAATGAAATTCTCTATCAATGAAGATGAGCAAATCGTTTCTGGTCCTTTAATGTTAAGTGATACTCCAATATACAGATTTGATGCAAATGGAGAGTATTATGTGGTATTCAATGCAGCTACTATTCAAAAAATAGTACAAAAGTACTTCCAAAAAGGTTATCAAGCTAATGTAAACTTAATGCACGATCCAATGCAAATCGTAGATGGGGTTACTTTATTTGAAAGCTTTATCACTTCAAAGAAAAGAGGCATACAACCAATGGTCGGTTTTGAAGATGCTCCGGAGGGTAGTTGGTTTGGCAGCTTTAAGGTAGATAATCCAGAAGTATGGGCTTCTATTAAAAACGGAGATTTCAAAGGCTTCTCGGTTGAGGGTTTATTTAAGTATAAAAGACCGGAGGAAATGAAAGCAGAGCAAATAAAATCACAAATTAAAAACTTACTTGACCAAGTTAAGTTGCACTAATATTATTGTTCACTAATTAAAATAAAATAAAACATGAGTCCAATTGATTTCGTAAACAAAGTGAAGGAGTTATTTAACGAAGCTCCAGCTGCTGCAGAAAGTCAAGTTGAATTTGTAGAGTACACATTAGAAAATGGTACTACAATCAACGTAGATAAATATGAAGTAGGTGGTGTTGTTACTTTAGCTGATGGAACTTTAGCACCAATGGGAGAGCATATTTTAGCAGACAAATCTGTTATCGTTGTAGATGAGAACGGAGTGATTGTTGAAATTAAAACTCCAGAGGTGGAAGAAGAAATGCCGGAAGATGATGCCGAGCAAGAATTAAAAGACAAGATTGCTAAACTTGAAGAAGAATTAGCAGCTACTAAAGGTCAATTTGAAGAGCAATCTGCAAAATTGGTAAGCCAAGAGGAAAATGCTTTAGCAATGTACTCTAAATTTGAAGCAGCTATTAAAGATTTGGCTTCTGCAATTGAAGGTTTAGCTAATACTGCAACTGCTGATCCTATTGATGCTCCAAGTAGCTTTCAAAAAATTGAAAAGAAAAACGAAAAAATCAGCCGCTTCTTAGAAATGGCTAAAAAAGTAAAATAATCAAATAACAATTTAAAATTAAGAAAAATGGCGTTTAACGTAAGTGCTTTATCAAACTACACTACAGAAAATCAAGATTTGTTAGTGTCTGCTGCCGTATTAGGTGCAAAAACTGCTACTTTGATTAAAAATCAAGGTAACGTAATGGTAGGTGTAAAATCTGCTGAAAAAATCAACATTATGGATACTGATGCAGTATTCCAAGCTGGTGGAACTTGTGGCTTCAATGCTTCTGGTACTACTACTTTCACTCAAAGAACTGTAACTATTGGTAAAATCAAAGTTAACGAAGCTCTTTGTATCAAATCTTTAGAAACTAAATATCTTCAAAAAGCATTACCAGCTGGATCAATGTATACTGAAATGGTTTATGCTGAAGATTATTCTAACTTAAAAGCTGCTAAAATTGCTGCTCAATTAGAAACTGCTATCTGGCAAGGAGATACTGCTTCAGGTACTGCTAACTTAAATAAATTTGATGGTATCGCTAAATTAGCTGCTGCTGATGGTACTGTTATTTTAGCTAACACTACTACTTATTTACCAGCTGCTATCACTACTGCAGTAGGTATTACTGCTTCTAACGTTGTATCTATCTTTGATGCAGTTTACAGAGCTTTACCGGCTGAAATCGTTGCTAAAGATAGCACTAAAATCTTCTGTGGTCAAGATGTATTCCGTACTTATACAGTTGCATTGAAAAACGCTAACATGTTTAACTATGCAGTAGATGTAAAAGCTGATAGCTCATTCTTCTTACCAGGTACTCCGATTGAAGTAATCGCTACTCCAGGTTTAAATGGTACTTCTAAAATCTACTCTACTAATTTAGAGAACTTATTTTTAGGTACTGACTTATTGAACGAAGAAGAGAAATTTGAAATCTTCTACGCAAAAGAAGCTGATGAAGTTCGTTTCGTAAGCGAATT